TTGATGTCGTTTGCCAAAACATAGTTAAATCATGATGGAGCAGGTTAGAAGGCCACACCCACAACGCGAATGCGGACGGCAAGAAGAGGTTGCACTTGAGTCAGTGCAGTGGGAAAGTGCAGGCGAGCATTGTAGTTGAGACGGGGGGGCTGTTGGTAGAAATTCGCAGGCTTGAAAACGTTTGTGATAAAGGGCAAGTCTAAGTTAACCTCCCAGGTGGCGGGAGCAGGAAAACCGGTGGCACTCATCAGCGGTACCAGGTCGATGTAAGCGTTGCCTTCAAGCAACTCAATGCCAGTGCGATCGGCAGGGGCAGTCTCGCGCCCTTGAGACACGCCGACGGCGATGTCAAAGATGTGTCCGGCGGCTCCGCGCATAGGGATGAATTTCACTTCGAGTTTGAGGAACTTGGCGTCGGAAAAACGCTGAGTTATCCCAGTCACTATTCCAGTAGTGGCTGGGACAATGCTGCCGTGGATGGAGCGAGTTCCTGCTGAAGCGTTGGGGCCGCCGACGAGCCAATCGTTCGAGTTGTAGTAAGTGGTGACGGTCCACTCACGCGAGAACTGTCCGGCATCATGTCCTTGTCCAATAGCGCTGATGCCGCGCGGAATCGACGTAAAGGCACCGGTGTTTTGAATCAGCTGAGTGACGGCGGCGGTGGTGGAACCGAGAGCACCAGTGGAGGGCGGAATCTGAGTTGAGTTGTTCGTCATTTTGGAGAGAGAGATTGAAACGAAGCCATATTTAACAGTGCAAACGGGAGACCGAATCAAAACCCCAACACAGAAAAGATGTAAAGAAAAGAGGAAAAGGAACAAAGAGAACGAGAGGACGAAACGTGAGGGCTTGGTAGAAAGGGAAAATAATTGTCAGATGAGACTTTTCACCACTGGGGGAGTGTCGAGGCCTAGGCGAAGGCACAGCGCACGTAGGAGGTGATGTTGACGCCGCAACAGCCGTTTTTCAGGTCGAGTGAGCAACCAGAGTCTGGCGAGAAGAACAGCACAGGAGTCCCTGAGACTTTGGACGGACGCGAGGGTGAACTGCTGCTGTGAGAACAGGACCGCTGATAAAGTGGGGCACAAGCTGTGTCCCAGCTCAATCAAGAAACTGAGGCAATGTATATCGATGTCTGATAAATGGTCCGACATGAGATCGCCAAGGCGGTAAGCGGTGTGCAGCTCGCTCAGATAGCTGGGCAGAACGGCCATGAGGTCACCTTTGCTGATGTGGAACACTGTTTTCAGGTACATCAATGTGGGGTTGCGTATCAGCCCTACGGACGTGACGAGATAACCGCAAAAATCAATGCTGTGAGTGATGAAGGTTTTTGAAACAACGGCAATTTGTCG